GTCAATGTAATTGGTGATGTTTGTATTCAAAGTTTAGGATTGGAAGAAATTCCAATTACTTTTGGCAAAGTTGGCGGAGATTTTATATGTGCAAGTAATAATTTAACTTCCTTAAATGGTTGTCCAATTAAAGTTGGCGGGTATTTTGACTGTTCATTCAATAATATTAGTTCATTAAAAGGATGTCCTACTGAAGTTGGAAGAGGCTTTGACTGTTCTATTAACAGACTTGTTTCATTGGAAGGTTGCCCCAGAGAAGTTATGGGAGATTTTTATTGTGCAGATAATAAGCTTACATCTTTGGAAGGATGCCCACGTAAAGTAGGACAAAATTTTGATTGTCTTCGTAATAAGAAGAAATTTACATTATCCGATGTTAAAAGATATTGTAAAGTTCATGGCAAAATTTGCTGTGATTAATTTTTAATTTTCATATGAATTCAGGATTTTTTATATCCTGAATTTTTGTTATATTTGTAATATCAAAGTAGGTTTATATGAAAGAACAAAAAGAAATTAAAGAAGGATATGTAAATAATGCCGAATTAAAGAAATTGATAAGTCGTTATAACGAACTTAACATTGATGATACAGGTGAATGGATTTCACGATATATTACAAAAATGAATAAGAAAAAAGATCTTAAAAGTATTACTGATGAAAAATTTGAGCTTTCTATTGATTTTATAAAAAATAAAAGAAAGCAACTTAATGAATTGCATGATAAATATTCAAAAATGACAGATGCAGAAAAAATATGTCTTCAAGATGAACTTACAGCAATACGAAATCTTTTATTTATGCATTTTAACAATATAATAGATGGTAGAATTAATTCTTTACGTATAAAAGCTAAGATAAATGATCTTGGTGAAATACACGATATAGCGTACAATGCTTTATTAGCAATTTTTAAATATATAAATAGATTTGATGCAACTAGATGTACTTCCGCTTTTTCTTATGTGACACAAATGGCAAATAATTCTATTATTCATGATCTTAATCAGTGGCAAGATAGAAAAGAAAGAATGGTTACAGGGCTTGATTATTTTGAGAATATTAATACCGAAGATGATCCAAGTGATATGAAAAATAATACATTTGATAAATTCATTCAGTGAACTTATATATAGAAATAGGAGAATTAGAATGACCTTTACTCAATATGTAGACATGGTAATGAATAAAACATCAAGTGTTACACCAGATGTTCAAAGTAAAAAAATAGAAAATGAAAAAACTATTGAGCAAATAACTGCAGAAGCTAATCCAAAAGTATGGACTGGAAAAGTTGTAAAGAATATAAAATATATTATATTTGATGGAAAATTTTTAAATGCGGATAATCTTAAGAAAGAAATTTCAGATTTGTATGTAAGTAAAGGATTTGGTAATTTTGGATTTTCTAAACTTTCTGTTGAAGAATTAGTTAGATATGAAACAGTTAAAGAAATAATGAAAAAAATATTTAAAAGTGAAATTACTGATGAGGTTAAGGCTTCCGATGTAGCAAAATTGCTTTTTGATAGAGAAATTAAGGATTACGTTTAATATTTTATAAAGGAAATGTGATATGAACAAGCATAAGTTTTGTGTTATTCAACCGTTAATTGGTGGAATGGCTTTAGCGGCTGAAGAAGCCTTTGGACAATCTCCTGAGTTTGTCATTGATTATCAAGGAATTGCTAATTCTGAATTATATTTGAATTATCAAAAAGAAAAAAGAAATAAGTCAATTCCTCATTTTATATTTAATGGCAATTTTATTTCTAAGGTACAAGATTTTGAAACTGAAGAAATGAAAAATGAATTTGATAAACTTAATAAAAATATAGATGTTGTTGTAGCCGTTCCTGTATGTTCAGGACTTTCTGGCGCAAATTCTACAGGAAAGGAAGAACACAAGGCAGGTTCTGAGGCTGTACAAAATAATAATCAGTTAGGAATTTTGGAATTTGTCATTTCTAAAATAAAGCCCAAGGTTTATATTTACGAAAATGCTCCAGGGCTTTATACAAACATGGGAACAGGATTAAGAGAAAAGATTGTTTCCGTCGCCAAAGCTGCTGGTTACAATATTCAATTCAATAAGGTCAATACGATAAATTATGGTCTTCCACAATCAAGACAGAGAACTTTCTGTATTTTGTGGAGAAAAGATGTATTTGCCACAGTTCCAAAGTTTCCTTTTGAACGCCTTCCACGTCAAACCTTGCTGGAATTTTTTAAAACGTCTCCAGATGAACCTAATGAGGCCCAGTTAAGGGAAGAGTTTGAAAAGCGTCCGTTCATAAATTATCTAAAAGCCCACTATGGTAACAGAGATTCTTGGCTTGAGGAATTTTTTAAAGACGAGGATAATACATTCGAATTGTTGGAAAAGTATGACGAATATGACATGGCTCTTGATGTATGTACAAAGATAAATCCAAAAATTTCAAAATATATAGATCATATTAAGAAGAAACTTGCTATGGGCAAAGGGTTTTTCACTGATGACAATTATGGAAAGAACCCAGATCATTGCGGCGCAATTTATTGGAAGCAGTTTATGCAACTTATAAATCCTATAAAACGTCGTTTTCTTGGTGCGAATGAAGCAATGAAACTTATGGGAATGCCTGATGATTTTGATGTACCTAGTAATTTGGCAATGATTGGTCAAAATGTTCCAAAGAATACTGCTTATGCAATGTGTAAAGATATAGCTCTTGCATTTGAAGGAAAGCTTACTTATACATCTGATGAAGTTTCTATGCAAGATCTTACAAAGGAAAGTCATTTCACTAATAAAAAAATAAATAACTTCATAAAATAAGAATTTGCTATTGCAGGAACATAAAAAAGTTTTTATATATAATAATGAATGGAACGAAATTTGCCAGTTTCATTCATTTTGATACACGATTGTGGTCAAAATTAAAAATGGGCAAAAATGCTAGAATTTTTTAATCTAGCAAGGAATGATAATAATGTATACAAATATTGATACAATTTTTGACAACTCTGCATTTGATAATATCTTCAATAAGGTTTTTGAGGCACAGCCTGCTATTACCTGGCCGATTAATCTTTATACAGAAGGTGACAATGAAGTAATTGAAATTGCTGTTGTCGGAAAAGAGAAGGAAGATATTAAGATTCAGAGTAAGATTGGCACAGATGGTATAGTTCATCTTACTATTGATATTTCCGATGCTAAGAAGGATAGTGAAAAGCCAACTGATAGGCAGTATCTTATTCGTAAGGTAAAGAATGGTGCGGGACATATTGATGTTCCTGTTAGTGATGTGTATGATCTTACAAAACTTACTGCGTCAATTAGTAAGGGCCTTCTCACAGTAAAGATTCCTAAGGCGGAATCAAAGAAGGCACAAGAATATACAATTGCTTAAAAACTAATTTTTTGTTTGAAAAGAGATCCTCTAAGAGGATCTCTTTTTGTGTATAAATACAATACAAATGAGGTGAATTATGAATGACAGTGAAGAATTTTTTAAAAACATAGAAAATAATTTTAAAGAAAGTAATAATGAAAATGATGAAGACGATGAATGTTCATTTCTAGTTTTTGATGAATTCATTTTAGATTTGATAATTTCTAATTTTGCTTTTTATGCTGATACCATTTGTAGAATAAAGAAAAAAGAATTTATAAATGATAATCATGTGCTTCTTAAAAATAATTCTAAAGAAGTTTTGATACATTATATAGAAGATGGATTTATTATTTCATGTTTGGATGAAATTGATGAAAAAGATATTGAAAAACATTATTTTTTGGTCGCTGTAGATAATGAATCAGATATAATTAAAGTTATATCTGATGTATTGATTGGAAATAAAATAGACAGAAGCAAGTGGAAAAAATTAAGTGAAATAGATTAATTTAGATGAGCACTTTCCTAGAAAATGAATGATTTTTTATAACGCCATCATTAGTTGAATATACAAATGAAACAGAAACTGAATGATTAACGGCACTAGTTTTTACTTTTGCTGATCCTCTATTAATTTTAATCGGAATATAGTTTTCTATTTTGTCATATACGGCAGGCATTAGATTGTCAGCTTGATTTACATTTTCAAATAAAATTCTATAAAACGGCGACCCAAACTGAATATTAAATAGTCTTTCACCATTCATTGTTAGTATTAAATTTTCTATGGATTGATCTATAGAATCAGCATTATATAAATCTATATTTTTAAATAAAGCATCAATATCATAATAACTTGTTGTTACTGTATCACCAACTTTTTTCCAATCTGAACTTTTTGTTATATCTAACATTTATATCCTCTTAATATTTAACAGCAACATCTTCTTTTAATAGATATTGGCCGAATGTTTTATTGCATTTCTGACAATAATTATAAAGTCTTGCTAGACTTGCATAGTTACTAGGATTTACGCCATACATATAGCAAGAAATTGTGGCCCACATAGAACTATGAATATTATCATCAAAAGAAATTGCTTGATTTATGTTTCTTAAATCGGCATCTATTGGAATCTGAATTGATTTATCGGTTAAATCAGATAAAGTGGAATCTATATCAGTTTGAACAGAAACAATAACGCCATTATATTTTACATTTCCAGAATTATCATCAATTTCTGTTTTATTTTCTATTTCAGAATCAGATGTATCTGAATCCAACCCAAATTGTTCTCTTACAGCTTCAAGTAAAGCTTTTCTTTTTACTACTATATAATTTACAATAGGAATTTTTTTAAGATTATTGATTTTAAATAATCCGCCGTCAGCTTTAGTTGCACTTATAATTCCTTTTATTGTACTGTTAAGACTATATGCATTACTTGCGGCCGAAATTGAACTTGGAGATACTAGAACCGCTAATGCGTCATCCAAATTTTGTTTGCTATCTTGTAATGTAGCTGTTGTTGAATGTATAGTTGCCAGCCATCTGTCTGAATCTTCACTGTTTATTTTATATGTTCCGTTACCAGCTTCAGCTAAACATAGTTTATTTAGTGCACTTTTATAATAACTGCTTGCTGTAGATATTGCTGCACAAGAATCTATGCCGTTCATAAGCACGCAATTGAAGTATTTAGTTATTTTATCAAGTATATCGCATATTCCGGTATCAATACAAAAATCTAAATATTTTTGAATTAGACGTTTTATATACATTTCTTTTCTAAGAAAATATTTAAGCCATTTATTCAAAATTTCAAGATAAGATGTAAGAATACCTTTTATGAACGAAATTCCTAAATCAAATGAAAATCCATTAGCACATACAACTTTTTTAAAACTATCATAATCTTTTATTATTGAATATAATTCTGACTGCAAAGCTGTATTATATCCATAGCTTTTTAATGTACGACACATAAGTGAATTAGGATCAAGAATTTCTTCAAGTATAAAAGAACATTTATATAAATTTGTACATATATGACTATTTGTTACGTCTGGAAGTGACATGTCTATTATAGTTTTATATAAAACTTTTAATGCATTTACTATTTCATCAATTATAGCATTCAAACTATATTTTATAAGTGATCCTAGGGCATTAACTTCTACATCAATAGCATTCAGATAACTAAAAGCTGCTCTTTGATAAGTATCTAAAGTGGCTTTTAATAATTTGAATGTATTGTAAATATAATCACATAATATAGTTGCTAGAGACATTTCATTCTCCTATTGCACTATGTGAAGTATAATATGTCGTATCAATTACATTTCCTTCACTAGTTATAAAGTTTTTATTTCCGGAAGTTGCATTATTACCAAGAGTACTGAAATTGTATCTTGATGTTAAAGATCCATCATAATTTCCAGAAATTCCAAATATGCTAGATTCTGAATCATTTATATTTGGTATCAATTTAGTAACTATTTGGTCAATAATTGTTCCTGAATCTATCTTATGATACATATTACACTCTAAAGTGAATGTAAATTTTACTGTGATTTCTCTTTTGTCTTCTTCACCATAATCTTCATTATATTCTAATGAAGAATTTTCCATTTTCATTTTTATGTCTCTTCTGATATTCATGAACCAGAATTCTTTGACATAAAGAAAATTTGCAGGATTGAATTTAGAGCATATCTGTTCAAGAATTTGCAAGGCATCTTCCATTTTATCGCATGAAGCTGTTGATTCTATCGTTATATTATATGGCGTTGGATGAATATCTTGCCATAATTGTTGTACTGCATTTTCAGTAATTCCATTAGAAACTAAATAATCTTCATAAAAGGTTCTTGCAGTTTCTATAGATTCAGCCCTTTCTGCATCAAATGCCACTGATGTTATTTTATAAAACATATTAGGTTGCTGAATATAATAGGTTTTTCCTGATTCTTTTTCAACTCTGAAGTCATGGCTCTTAGCTCTAGGGCCAAATTTTATAGGTACTTGTATAATTTTTCTTGGATAACCGTTTTCATCATATCTAATTACATTTATATCATTAAAAAAACTTCCAAATGCTATAATAGCATTTTTTATACTATCTGCATAAAAGTAATTTTCAGGATACCCAAAATTGTTTGCATTATTTAAAGTAGCTTTATTCCAGCCATGTTCTGAAGGTATATATCCACTTGTTTTCCAATTGCTTTCATTACTCATAATGTATTTATAAGCTTAACTGATGAAAATAGGATACAAAACGAAATTTTAAGAAAAATGAAAGTTTCATTATATAAATATATTATTAAATAGTTCAATTTGCTATTTAAATCGGAGGATAATAAATGGATAAGATTCTTGCAAAGTTAAAAGCTGCAAACATATCCGAAGCCGATCTCGAGGAAATAAAAACTGCATTTGACGGTGCAGTTAAGGCTAGAGTTGATGAAGAATCAAAAACAGTCTCTTCAAAAGCTGATGAGTTCTGCAAGCAGAAGATTGATTCTGCTATAAAGGCAAAAACTGCACAGCTTGAAGATCTTGCTAACAAGTACTGTGAGAAGAAAGCATTGACACTTGCTAAAAAAGCCGACAGAAAGGTTAAAGAACAGATGGAGAAGCTTGAAGATGCTGCTCAGCAATACATAACTGAGTATTTTGATGAAAAATTCACTGAAAAATACGGCGAAGAGCTTCAAAATATTGAGGAAAGTGTTATTACGCAGTTTGATAAGTATCTTGAATATGCTATTACGGAAAAAATTAGTCCAAAACTAATTGAACGTACCGCAATAAACGAGACATTTGCTCCAATTGTTAAAGGTATTCAGAGTTTATTTGAAGAGCAATATGTTCCACTAAATTCTAGTGGAAAGAAAAAACTCAAGGAAGCTAATGAACATATAGCAGAACTTGAAAATACTCTCAAGGAACAAGTTAATGCCAATATGCGTTTGACAGAAAAAACTGAGGCTTTTGCTAAAAAAGCACTTATTTCTGAAAAAACTGCTGGAATGTCTCCTTCTAACAAAAGAAAAGTAGCAGCATTCTTTGAATCTAAATCTTATGCAGATACTAAGAGCGATATCGAAGATTATTGTGAAATGATTAACGAACGAGCTGAGACTATGCGCAGAAACGATGTTAGTGTTATTTCTGAAAGGACAAGACCTATGCATCGCCATGTAATATCTCATATTGATGATACTACTGATGATTTTGTGAATGAAAAATTCTCAAAACATAATGATGATTCTGATGATTCTGATGAATTTCTTGAGACTGCATCAAGATTTGTGTAATCTTAAGAAAAAAGAAAATGTGTTTTTATAAATAAAATATAATGTTGATTTAATTTTCGGAGGATATAATGAAGATTATTAACGAAGTAAAACAATCATTGGTGGAACGGTGGGAAAAGGCTCCTCGCAGTCTTTCCGTAGCCAATATTAAGGATAAGTATATTAAGGCTAATACTGCAAAGCTTCTTGAGAACCAGCGTGCTCAGTCCGTCGGACTCATTACAGAAGATTTCAGTACTGGTGTTTCTGGACCAACCGGTCTTAATCAGGGTATTCCCAATGGTGGAGATGGAAAGGGTGTATTTGCACCAATTTCTATGGCTCTAGTCCGGCGTGTATTCCCTCAGTTGTTCGCCAACGTTCTAGTTGGTGTTCAGCCAATGAATGGTCCAGTCGGTCTTGCTTTCGCTCTTCGTAACATTTACAAGACAAGCAATCCTGATGAGATTATAGAAGCTGCATGGAAGTCTGTTCCAGAATTTGCTGGCTTTACCGGTTCTACTGCTAATACCAGTGGAAAGGTTGATGCTGGTACTGGTGTTGAAACTGAAGCTGCAGAACATTGGAAACTTGGTGGTCAAGCTGATAAGTTTGAAAAGATGCCAGAACTTGGTCTCATGCTTTCTCGTCAGTCCATTGTGGCTAAGACCCGTAAGCTTGGCGCTTCCTTCTCTCTAGAATCTGCTGAAGACATCAAGCGTATGCAGGGCATCGATATGATGTCTGAAATTGTTAAGACCATTCAATACGAAATGACTGCTGAAATTGACCGTGAAACAATTGCTCATTGTAAGAATCTCTGCACACCACAGACATTCACAAAGGCACCAGATAGTGCAACCGATGGCTGGACTGGTCGTTGGTCTCAGGAACGTTTCAGCAATATTGTAACTCTAATTGTCAGTGCATCTAACCAGGTTCGTACTGCCACTCGTAGAGCTGCAGCAAATATCGCTGTTGTTTCTCCAAACATCGCAACAATCCTTCAAGCATCCGCCCCATTCTTCAACAAGATTGTAACAAATGTAAATGGTTCTGCTGCAACACCAGAAATTGGTACTCTAAACGGCACTATCAAGGTCTATTGTGATCAGAATGCTGTAAGTCGTGATGGAACATCAGATAACGGTGAAGTTCTTCTTGCTTACAAGGGCGAAGGAATCAATGACTGCGGTGTAGTTTATTGCCCATACGTTACCGGTGTTGTTAATCAGGCTATTGATCCTCGTGATTTCAGTCCTCGTATTGGTGTCATGAGTCGGTATGCATTTGCTGACAACATGCTTGGAGCTGAGAACTATTACCGTCTGTTGAAGTTCGATGGCCTTGATACAGTTCTCACAAACAAGGCAACTTGGTAATAAAACATTAATCTTTAACAGATAGGAGAAATTGAAAATGATTAAAAAAGTACAATATAGTCAATACCAGCTTGGAAATGACAAAGCTATCGTAGCTTCTGCCGTATATAATGTTTCATCTTACTATGATGGCATTTATACCAAATTCCTTTCTGGTCAGTCTTGGGATACTATTCAGGATACATTCAAGATGGCACTTCCTCAGAGTGCATGGTCCGTTCCAGACTTCATTGCAAATAATTCAGTTATAGCTTCCGCTTGGTCCGCAAATGATCAGTCTGCAATTTTTGCAACTCAGTATGATACTGCATCTGCTGAAATTGTATCTGCCGCATTCCCTCAGCTAAGTGCATCTGGACGTAGTACATACGTTGATGGCATTCCGCAACAGGCCTAAGTTAAATTAAAACCTTAACAAAAATGCAACTCGAGAGGGTTGCATTTTTTGTGCTTTATAAATATAATATAAGTTTAGAGGTAATTGAAAATGTTTTCACAATCAGCGGCACAACCTAATTTGAATCCTAATTTTTGTAAGAATAGAGATCCTCTAGCGGATTTTGGAAAAATAGACAATCTTGCGCAATTAAGAAATATGATTCTGCTTCAACTGGGTAGTCCCGCAATTTGCATAGAACTTTCTACTGAGCAGATGAATGTAGTGATATACGATTGTATTTTATATTGTTGGCGTTATTATATGAATGTTGGAACTTATGAAGATTATCTTAGAATGGATCTTAAGAAAGGTATAACACATTATAAACTTTGCCAAGAACTGGAATCTGTTGTTGATTTTGAACTAGCATCTTGGTTAAATAATGGTATCAATGATTTGTTTACAGTTCCGCATAATCTTTTATATAATGAAATAATGTCAATGAATGGCATGGCTTACGGCGGTGCTTGCTGGGGAACAGGATCTTACGGTGATACCCTTGGACATTGGAATGCTGCATTGGTATGGATGGAACAGGCTAGAATGGATTTAGGAAAAAGCTATCAAATAAGATATAATCAACAGGAAAAGGAACTTTCTGTATGGCCTACTCCAGATCATGATGATGTTGGACTTATGAGAGTATATAAAAGACAAAAAGTATCTTCTATATTTCAAAATCCTATGTTTAGAAAAATGGTAGTTGCTAAATGCGGAATGATCTGGACTATTGGACTAAGGAAATATTCATTAACTCTTGCTGGTGGTGGTACATTGAATGGTGATTCTCTGTATGCATCTTTCAAAGAAGATTATGACTATGCTCTAGAACAGATTAGACTAGAATCTCCATCTACAGGACAATTTTTCGTAGGATAATATTTTTGTTATATTTGTAATATGAATAGTGATTATACTTGTAAAATTTGTGGAAAAGTATGCAAAAATTCTAGAGCTCTCAGTGCACACATTTTTAATGTACATGTAGAATTTAGAAAAAACTTAAAATTATACTTTGATACTTACATAGAGCCTGGGAAAGAACATATCTGTAAATTTTGCGGGGCTCCTACAAAATTTTTGAATTTATCAAAAGGATATTCAACAACTTGCGGCTCTGTGGTCTGCGGTCATGAATTAGAAAAAGAAACTAGAAATACAAAATATGGGCAATTTGA